TAAAGATAGATTCGTTATAAACTTTGTTTTCGCCAATGCAAATAGTAGATAATATTTTACCAACAGATGAGTTCCAAGCCTTACAGAATTTGTTGCTTGGTCCATCAATGCCTTGGTATTATTTGAGTAATATTTCAGCACCAGATTGGTTAAAGGTAGAAGACCCACTTGCTGTAGAAACTGAAGCGTGTCAGTGTTTAATCTTGGATAATACTAGACATTATAAGTCTGAAGAGTATAGAATATTAAGACCATATCTTCTTGAATTAGCTCATCGTATCGGTAAACGAGAAGAAGATTATATGCGTATTCGCGCAGTTATGAAATGGCCAAAACTTGGTATAACTGATGACTACTATAATCTTCCGCATATAGATTCTATTGATTCTACCTTAACTGGTATATTGTACATCAATGATTCTGATGGAGATACTAGGTTATTTCATCAAAAGCAAAAACTATTCTCCAGTAAGATAACAGATAATTCCACAGACGAAGAGGTAAAAGAATACGCCAGTAACTTTATCAGATCTGGTTTTACAACTGAGCATAGAGTCACACCCAAGGCTAATCGCTTATTATTATTTGATGGTTTACAATACCACACCGCTGGAATGCCAGTGAATACTGAGCGCAGAGTTATTATTAACATAAACTTTGTATAAAGTAATACCTAAGTGTTACATTCCCCTACTAAGTTTAGGGGCTTGTCTTTTATTGTTGTTTACTGTATAATTAAGTTACTGATTAGGAGAAGAGATTATGAGAAAAGGTGAGATGTTAGACAAAATGCTTCATATCGCTGTGAATGCTCACCACGGTCAATTTGACAAGGGTGGTAATCCTTACATCCTGCATCCGCTGAAGGTTATGCACTACCTAAAGACTGATGACGAAGAACTGATGTGTATGGCTCTGGGTCATGATGTCATTGAAGACACTGATGTGACTTACCAAGACCTACGCGATGCTGGTATCTCTGAGCGTGTTATCGAAGGGTTGAAGTGTCTCACTAAGCAACGTGGACAAACCTACGAAGAGTACAAGACTGGTGTGTTTTCTAGCTACGATGCCATGCGCGTTAAGATGGCTGACTTGCGACACAATACCGATATCCGTCGACTAAAGGGTGTCACTGAAAAAGACATTGCTCGCATTGCCAAGTATCAAGTCTTTTACATGGAGATCAAGGCTCGTGTAGAATTCTTCCAGAAAAATGGATTGATCGCTTGACTTTAAAGTGATTTTGCGGTAAGATATATAAACAAAGAGTCTGGTAGTCAGACTCTAGATTCTTAGGAGTTAAGAATGAAATCAAGAACTGGTATTTTCATCGGACGTTTTCAACCCGTCCACCACGGTCATGTCCATGCTCTGGGCGTGGCTGCATCCCAAGTAGAAAAACTCTACATCCTTGTTGGTTCTGCCAACCAATGTCGAAGCATTAAAAATCCATGGACGTTTTCTGAACGTGCCAACATGATTCGTGCCAAAATGCACGCGAATCGGATTCAAAACTTTGAAATCATTCCCCTGAACGATTATCGTTACTCAGACACTCAGTGGATGTCTGATGTTCGTGCCACTATCGAACACTACTCAATGGGCTCACCCATCTTGTTTGGTCACATGAAAGATGGCAACAACTACTTGCGTTGGTTCCCAGAATTGAAATTCAAAGACATTGAATCTCAGTACACTATCAATGCCACTGCTGTTCGTCAAGAGATGTTCGAAAATGCAGACTCAGATATGCCTGAGACTGTTCGCGGTGACTATGCCTTCTACCAAAAAGAAAAACAAACCTTTGCTAACTATCCATTCCCCGAAACACTCAACTTCAACTGCTCTGACGCCATCCTTGAATGTCAAGGACACATCTTGCTTATCCAACGCAAGTTCAGTCCAGGTCGAGGTGCGTGGGCACTTCCAGGTGGTTTTCGCAATCAGCGAGAAACATTTCTCGACTGTGCCATCCGCGAGTTGATTGAAGAAACCAACGTGCGAGTACCAGAGAAAGTTCTGCGTGGCTCTATCGTAAAGACCGAATTGTTTGACGATCCAAGTCGTTCGTTCGGTATTCCACGCAACACTATGGCTGTGTACATGCGAATCAGTCCAAATCCAGACGGTTCTCTGCCACGTGCCAATGGTGCTGACGATGCTGCTCTTTGCAAGTGGGTGCCACTTACTGATGCACTGAACAACATCGAGATGTACGATGACCACAAGGACATCGTATCGAAGGTAACTGGTGTCATGCCAATTCCAGCCTTCGCAAAAATTGCTTGACTAAAAATCAAGATTGTAGTATAATCAAATCGTAAAAACAGATTAGGAGTTAATCATGAAACTTGCAAAAAACATCCTCTTGAACACTGACAGCTACAAAGTCTCTATGTTCAAACAATATCCAGCTGGTACAACTGGTGTCTATTCTTACATCGAATCACGTGGTGGTCGTTACGACGAAACCGTGTTCTTCGGTCTCCAAGCATTCATTAAGGAGTACTTGCTTGAACCAATCACCCAAGCCGATATTGATGTTGCAGATGAGATTCTTACAGCCCACGGCGAGCCGTTTAATCGTGAGGGCTGGCAATACATCCTTGATCAACACAAAGGTTTCCTTCCTGTGGCCATTCGTGCTGTACCTGAAGGCACTGTGGTGCCTGTCAAAAATGTACTGGCGACTATCGAAAACACAGACCCAGAATGTTTCTGGCTGACCACTTATCTTGAAACTGCTTTGCTTCGCGCAGTCTGGTATCCTACCACTGTAGCAACCCAAAGCAAGTCTATCAAGAACATTATCAAAGACTTCTTGGAGCGCACTGGTGACCCATCTACTATTGATTTTAAGTTGCACGATTTTGGTGCTCGTGGTGTCTCTTCAATGGAGTCTGCTGGCATTGGTGGCGCTGCCCACTTGGTTAATTTTATGGGCTCCGACACTATTACTGGTGTACTGTTCGCTCGTGAATATTACAATGCTGGCATCGCTGGCTTTTCAATTCCAGCTGCCGAACACAGTACTATCACTTCTTGGGGTCGTGATAACGAGGTAAAAGCATATGCTAACATGGTTGCTCAATTCGCCAAACCTGGTTCCATTGTTGCTATTGTCAGCGACAGCTATGATGTATATAATGCCGCTTCCAAACTCTGGGGTGAACAACTTCGTCAACAAGTTATTGATAGCGGTGCAACTATCGTTATTCGTCCTGACAGTGGCGATCCTGTTGCTGTTAACCGTCAATTGATTGAGATTCTTGGAGAGAAATTTGGATACACTACAAACACCAAAGGTTTCAAAGTGCTTAACAATGTCCGACTTATCCAAGGGGATGGGGTCAATGAAATGTCCATCCGAAGTATCCTTGGTGCACTCATGGCAATGGGATGGTCAGCTGACAACATTGCCTTCGGTATGGGCGGTGCTCTGCTCCAACAGATCGATCGAGACACTCAAAAGTTCGCAATGAAGTGTTCGGCTGCATTGATCAACGGTGAGTGGGTTGATGTTCAGAAGGATCCTATCACTGATAGTGGCAAGAAGTCTAAAGCTGGTCGTGTTACCCTTTGGACCAACTCTGGTGGTGAATTCGCTTCTGGCGTAACTCCACCAACTGGTTGGACTGATCGAGGTATCGGTGGCTGGACTAATGCTCTAGAAATGGTGTTCATGAACGGACAACTGACCAAAGATACATCCTTCGCCGAAGTTCGTGCCAACTCTAACAAGTAATACTTAAGTATTACTTTTAAAGACCCTACACTCGGTAGGGTCTTTTCATTTAGTTGTTGTCTTTTATTGATGTTTGCTGTATAATAACTGTATTGTGATTGAGAAAGTGACTTTGTAATGATTCTGAACAGCACCCCTGAAAATCAAGCCATCTTGTCCAACGTGGGCGAAGTCGGCGAGTTCCGTATCCGTAACTCTGCCAAGGCATTTAGCATTCTGTCTAGTGGCTTGTATGCCAACAAGATTAAAGCCATCATCCGTGAGTTGTCTTGCAATGCTGTTGATAGTCATGTTGCAGCTGGCAAGACCGATGTTCCCTTTGAAGTTCATCTGCCCAATGCACTTGAACCACACTTCTCTATCCGTGACTTTGGCACTGGTCTTGACCATGACCAAGTGACCAACATCTACACAACTTACTTTGAGTCTACTAAAACCAACTCCAATGCATTTATCGGTGCCTTGGGTCTGGGTTCTAAGTCTCCATTCTCTTACACTGATAACTTTACAGTGACTGCCATCAAAGATGGTGTCAAGGGTATCTACTCTGCATTTATCAACGGTGAAGGTGTGCCGTCTATCGCCAAGATGATGGATGAACCAACCGATGATCCTTCTGGCGTTGAGATCAAGTTCTCTGTGAATGATCGCTTTGACTTTCAAAAGTTCAAAGAAGAAGCTGTGTCTGTGTACAAGTGGTTTAAACTGCAACCTAAAATCACTGGCGCAACTGTTACTATCACTCAAGAAAAGTACGAAACTGAAAACCTGATTCAAGGTGTTCATGTTCGTGAGAATGATCGTTATCGTTCCAAGAGTTCTAGCATTGCTTTGATGGGTAACATTGCATATCCAATTGATGTGCCAAACCCTGAGCAGCTGGGCGAAGTTCGTCGTCTGCTTGAGTGTGGTCTTGTGATGGAGTTTGGTATCGGTGAATTAGACTTCCAAGCATCTCGCGAAGGTTTGTCTTACATCCCACAGACTATCGAGTCTATCAAAAAGAAACTTACTGCTGTCAATGACCAGTTGGTTAATCATCTTGCAAAAGAAGCAGATGGTTATGCCAACAAATGGGATCGTGCTATCTTTTTGTCTAAGAAAGTGGACCACCCGCTGTGGCTTGCTGCTGTGCGCACTTACGTTGCTAACACTAATCTTGAAACAGTTGATGTTGGTAGCAACCGATACAATTTCTTGCGAGAGTTCCGTATCAAGGTTGATGAATTGGCATCTAAGTATAACATTGCTGTTCGTGGTTTCACTCGCAGCAAAGGTTCTAGTAACTGTGGTAGTCTGACCCACTCGGCTGAACACAGTCGTACTGGTGGTGTGTACGCAACTACATACTACTGGGGTTTCCATGTTTCAGAGAGCACTGAGTTTGTTATCAACGATACAAACGTCGGTGTTGGTGAACGTGCTAAGTATCATTATCGTAACACCAATGATCTGGGCACTACTTATCAAAAGCATGTTTATGTTTTGGATAAATTAGATACTAGCAAGCCGATGGACACTGCACAATTCTTTGCAGATATCCAAGAGCCACCTGCTAGCAAGCGTCATCTTGCATCGTCTTTGATGATCAAGCCACGCAAAGATTCTAGCGTTGGTCGCAATGTTTCTATCCTTGGTATGGAAAAGAAACGTCGCGGATACAGCACTGATGTTATTGTTTGGACGGATGCTGGCAAGCTAGATGGTTTTGATAAAACCAAAACACACTACTATGTGCCGCTGACTGGTTATGTCATGGTTACCAACACCAAAGGTGGTTACACTGACGCCAAAGAATTGGTTGAGCACTTGAAGTCTTCTGGTATGTCGGCATTCGCCAACGTAACAGTTTATGGTGTGCGTAAAACTGACCTCCCTGAAGTCAAGAAATTGTCTAACTGGGTTAACATTGAAGATCACATTAGCAAGACACTCAAGGTTCCTGACCAGAACATTATCTTGACTGTGGCTCTTCAAGATTCCACCCTGACTGCTTTTGCATTCATGGGTAATGCTTACAGTTCTACATTGAAGGTTGACCACTCTGGCGTGAGCCAAAGTTCTCCATTCAAAGAATATGTAAAGAAATATGACAACTTCAAACGTGTACAGTTTTCTGAACATGCAATGAAGTCGTTGTACTCTGCGTATGGAAAGTCGATTAACTTCGACATGTCTGCCGCAGTCAAAGCGATTGTTTCAGAACATATCGCAGTTCGTAAACGCTATCCGCTGTTGGGTAGTATTGATAGTGGTGCATCTCATGGTGCCATCGCAGAGTATGTAAATTTGATTGACAATTTGAAAGGTATTTAATCATGTCTTATCCATTCCTGATCCAAGGTAACAACATCGTTGTGGTGATCGGCAACAAGAGCCACACCATCTCTAAAACTCACATCACTTACAACAAAGTGCTTGATGCAATCAAAGCAGGTGATTGGGAAACTGTCAAGGACACCATCGAGCCTAAGAAGGTTGTGTTGAACTACGGCAAGGGCAATGTGTCCGTGCAAGGTGAACAACTGTTCTGGAAAGGCAAAGAGTTGAACAGTGGTCTTGCCACTCGCATGATTGCCATGCTTCAAGAAGGTTTCCCAATTGAGCCCATGGTCAACTTCATGGAAAACTTGTACAAAAACCCATCAAAGCGTTCTGTTGATGAGTTGTACAACTTCTTGGAAAAGAGCCAGCTGCCTATCACTCCAGATGGTTGCTTCTTGGCTTACAAGAAAGTTCGCGACAACTACATGGATTGCCACACTGGCACCATGGACAACTCTGTTGGCAAGATCGTAGAGATGGAGCGTAACGAAGTTGACGACAACAAGGATCGTACTTGCTCTGCTGGTTTGCACTTTTGCTCATTGGGTTACTTGAACCACTTTGGTGGTGAGCGTATCATGATCGTTAAGATCAACCCAGCTGATGTTGTGTCTATTCCTAGCGACTACAATGACACCAAGGGTCGTGCATGTCGCTACGAAGTTATCGGTGAGTTGAACAAAGAAGAAGCACCTGCTGATGCTTTTACTGCTCCTGTTCAAGCCAACGGCAACACTATCGTTCGCCCCGCTGTTCGCGAAGGTAACTCTGCGTTCTATCGTGGTTACGAAGTTGGTTTCCTTGAGTTGCCATCTCGTGTTTTTGCTGAATCTACTCCAGAAGAGTACAAGGCATACAACGAAGGTTTTGTCAAGGGCAGCGATGACGCTGTGATTGGCACTCGTCGTTACCGACTGGTTAGTCAAGCGACTAATCGTCCTGCTTGGACGCCAGTCTAAAGAATGCCCTTCGGGGCATTTTTTATTTGTTTTGCATTTGTAGTTGTGGTATAATTTCTGTATAGTTTTTTGGAGTTGTTGATGTCTTATTTTATTCGTAATGCTAATATGTTCACTATTGCTTCTGAAGAAGCACTGGACATTCAGAAAGTTCTACCTGTTGGTAACTACACTGTAAAACAAAACCCAATGAGTGGGCAATTCTTCTTGGAGATGGTTGACTCATTTGAGCCAATGAAAAAGTTGTATGGCAATACAACTAAAAACTCAGATCGTATCTTGCGCACGTTCATGGATCGCCCCAACTCAACTGGTGTGATGTTGACTGGTGAAAAAGGTTCTGGCAAGTCTCTGCTGGCTAAGACTATTTCTATTGATGCTGCAAACCAAGGTATTCCTACACTGATTATCAATACTCCATTTACTGGAGATAACTTCAACAAGTTTATGCAGGACATCGAACAGCCATGCGTTATCTTGTTTGATGAGTTCGAAAAAGTGTACACTGAGCAAGACCAAGAAGCTGCATTGACTCTGATGGATGGCGTGTTCCCATCACGTAAGCTGTTTGTGCTGACTTGTAATGACAAGTGGCGTATCAATCAGCACATGCGTAACCGTCCAGGTCGTATCTACTACATGATCGAGTTTGCTGGTTTGGATACTCAATTCATCCGCGAGTACTGTCAAGATGTCTTGATTGCCAAGAATCACATTGACAAGGTTTGCGAGATCGCTGCGCTGTTCGAACAATTCAACTTCGATATGCTGAAGGCTCTAGTTGAAGAAATGAATCGTTACAACGAAACTCCTCAAGATGCTATCTCTATGTTGAACGCCAAGCCTGAGTACAACAACAAGGGTACATTCGATGTAAACTTGGTTGTTAGTGGTCGTGAGATTCCAATGGAAGAGTTGGAAACCAAAGCATGGCATGGTAACCCACTGGTTGGCAACATCCACGTGGAGTACGACACTGATCCAAATGGATTGGTTGAAGATGACACTGTCAACACTTGGTTCACTAAAGTCTTTACTCCAAACGACTTGAAGAAAGTTGCTGCTGAAAAAGGTATCTTTACCTACACCAATGCAGCTGGAGATGTTCTGTTGCTGTCTCGCCAAAAGCAACAAACACAATTCAACTACTTGGCAATGTGAGGTAAATTATGGATTTAGCATTATTGGTTTATGGTATCTCGCTGTTGCATGGTATCGGTGTATTTTTCACAGCGATTATTATGTTGTGTGGCGCTGTTGGTATCGGTAATTTTATCTATTGGGTTGATTCATACAGCCCATCAGCAGAGAAAATTGCTGGAATTAAGAAACGCCTGTGGAAAGCATTTTGGGTTGGTGTTGTGTCAGCATGGATGTTGATCCTGTTGCCCACAGAAAAGACTGCATACACTATGGTTGGTGCTTATGCTGCCCAGAAGGTTGCAGAGAACGAAAAGGTTCAGCAAATGTCTGGCAAGGTGTTGACTATTATCGAGCAGAAACTTGATTCTTACATTGATGACGGTATCAAAGAAATCGAAGACAAAGCTGAGAAAGCCAAGAAAAAGAAATGACCGCTGTTAACAGAGAAGACTTTATTGTCATCCACGTTACACTGCCATCGGGATTTGAGTGTAAGATTCCTGCAAGGGGATTCAATCTCAAGTCTTGGTTGGCATTCGAAGATAGACTTGGTTCTAAGTATACATATGATGTAGTACCAGAAAAAGTATATCAACATGTTTTATTAGGAGACCCAGACGAATGTCTATCATCGCCACCTGTGGACACACCGTCCAAGAAATCGAAGACACCCTCGACATCGCCACAAAAGAGTGGACGATCAACGAAGACGGTTGGCAAAAAGCCATCGGCTACAAAACCGTCTGCAAAACCTGCTACCAAGAGTACAAGAAAAACGGTGCGCTCATCGACAGCGAAGCCGAAGAGTTCGACTGGCTCCACAACAAGGAAGAAGATTAATGAACCTAGCAAGCCTACGCGAGTACGCAAAGCATAAAGATGGCACATATGTGGCATTTGAGATGTCACAAGCCAGCAAAGATTTACTGGATAATTTTGTCCAGATGAATCTTGGATTAACAGAACGAGTAGACAAGAGTGCATATCACACAACTGTGATCTACTCTAGAACACCTGTACCATCAGCCGAGCGACATAAAGGATTCAGTGAGAATCAATCAGCAAGTGTTATTGGCTATGAAGTATTTCCTACCAAGAACGATGGTAAGTGTTTGGTGATGCGTATACAATGCCCATTTGCTGAAGAACTAAACAAGCAGTTGACTATTGAGGGTGCCACATCTGATTATCCAGAGTACAAACCTCATGTGACACTTGCTTACAATATGACTCAAGAAGTTGATCCTGCTACTATGCCCTTGCCACAGTTCGATCTAGTTTTTGATACTCTAAAGGTAGAGCCACTTGATGCAGAATATACCCCAAAAAACGCAGACAATTAACGATCTGTTTGATAACATTAACTTCAATGTTTATGATTATCCAATAGGTGGCAAGATGGTAGTTGCAAAGTATGCGCTACCAATTTACTACGCCACACTTGCAGAAACAGACTCTGCTGTTCGAGAACAAATTAAAACATCTCTGCTTCAACAAACGATTGACCATATATTGCAGAATAAACTTTGCGAGTTCACTCAGATGCGATCTATTGATGGTCAAACGACAGTGGCTTGCAGGTTGTACTTGGCTCCAAATGACCAGATCAAGATTCTTAGAGTTGCCAATAAAATCTAATACTTAAGTATTACTTTTAAAGACCCTACCGAGTGTAGGGTTTTTGTTGTCTTTTATGATTAACTGATGTATAATAACTACAGTTGATTAGGAAAACGATATGAACCGAAATGATCTGATTGAATTGATTCTTGACCATGCGATCCAACGTGGTGAGTATTCCCAGTTGTTTATGGATCGTCTCCATGGTAGCAATGATGCTGAACTGAGCGAGTTGCTCGAGAAATTTGAAGAAACTGTCTAAGGAATTTGTTATGCGTAAACTTGCTAAAATTGTTAAGATTGATGAACTGAACCCCATCGAAGGTGCTGACGCCATCGAGTGCGCTGTTGTTGGTGGTTGGAAGGTAGTGGCTCAGAAGGGTCTGTACAATGTCGGTGATCTGGCTGTGTACTTCGAGATCGACTCTTGGATTCCTACCGAGTTGGCTCCATTCCTGTCTAAAGGTAAAGAGCCTCGCGAGTTCGAAGGTGTTAAGGGTGAACGCCTGAAGACTATCAAGCTGCGTGGTCAGTTGTCTCAGGGTCTGTTGATGCCAATTCCATCCGAATTTAATGATCCAAATCATTTCGTCGAAGGGTTTGATGTTACTGAATTGCTTGGTATCAAGAAGTGGGAGAAGCCTGTTAATGCCCAGCTGGCTGGTGTGTGCCGTGGTAACTTTCCATCTCTGATTCCCAAGACTGATCAAGAACGTGCTCAAAACCTAAAGAAAGAAATTGGTCAAGCCATGGCTGTTGAGCAAGCATTCGAAGTCACTGAGAAGCTGGAAGGTTCTTCAATGACTTGCTACTTGATTGATGGTGAGTTCGGTGTTTGCTCTCGTAATCTTGACTTGAAAGAAACCGAAGGCAACTCTTTCTGGTCTACTGCTCGTCGTGATGGTGTCGAAGAAAAGATGCGTGAGCAATTTGGTCTTCGAGACTTTGCTCTACAAGGTGAGCTGATTGGTCCAGGGATCCAAGGTAACATCTACGGATTGAAAGATACACAATTCCGTATCTTTGATATCTACGATATCCGTCGTGGCGAGTACGTTGATCCAATGACTCGTCAAGCTATCGTTGGAGAGATGGAACTTGCACATGTGCCTGTTCTGACTTACCAAGCTAAGTTGACGGACACTCTTGGCATCACTGACATCGATGGCTTGCTGAAGTTCGCTGAAGGTAAGTCTACTCTGGCTGATGTTGAGCGTGAAGGTGTTGTGTTCAAGGAAATCAATGGTGGTTTCACCTTCAAAGCAATCTCTAACAAGTACCTGCTAGGAGAAAAGTGATGGATCTAGAAATGTCGCAAAAACACAAGATGTGGACAAAGCAAATACTGATTCACGGTTATTACTTGCAACGCACTTGTTCGGCTTGTCCCGAACAGTACGATGTGTTTGATAATAAAGATCAGCAAGTTGCTTATCTGCGTCTGCGACATGGACATTTCTATGCGTCAGTGCCAGACGTTGGTGGTGACGTCGTTTACGAAGCTGATCCAGAAGGTGATGGTTGCTTTATGGATCATGAGCGTGTCAAGTATTTGACCGAAGCAATTCTTGCATTGCAAGAGTATTATATCAATCGTCGTTGGGACACTGGAGAATATCTGTGAATAAATTATACGTATTGGTCGGTGTTCCAGCATCTGGTAAGTCCACGTGGACAAGCAACCAGATCTGGGCTAAAGATATTCCTGTCGTATCCACCGATCGATTCGTTGAGGAATATGCTGCCAAGCATGGCAAGACTTACTCTGAAGTGTTTGAAGAGTACATGCCAATTGCAGTTAAACTGATGGCTAACCAAGTATTGATCTGTCAAGCTAACAAGACAGACATTATCTGGGATCAAACATCTACAACTGTGGCAACACGTGCAAAAAAGATTCGTATGTTGCCTGAGTATTACAAAATTGCAGTGGTGTTCAAGACTCCACCAACAGCTGAATTGCAACGTCGTTTGGCTAGTCGTCCAGGGAAAACAATTCCTTGGGATGTGGTGTCCAATATGGCTGCACAATTAGAAGCTGAACCTCCTACAAAGGAAGAAGGTTTCGATGAAATCTGGTACACATAAGGAATCGTATGACACTTGAAGAACGAATCACACAGTTGGAACAACGTCTGGCTTTTATGGAAGGTCGTGTTGCTGCACTCGAGGCAAAGAATATGACCTATGGTCCACTGCCAACTATTCCAGCACCAACCACACCAGTGAATCCTTGGTTGCCTAAGAATCCTTGGGAACCACCATATACAGTTACATGTAAGTTGGCTGATGGTACAACCAAAGAATTTACATTAGATTCTCCAATATTGGCGATGACAAACAAATGAATGAAACTCTAATTCTTATTGCTCTGTTGTTCACAAAGCATTTTGTTGTGGACTTTCCACTGCAAAAGCCATATCAGTGGATGAACAAAGGTACGTACGGACATCTTGGTGGCATCTTGCATGCTTGGTTGCATGGCTGTGCAACGGTGTTGTGCTTTTACTGGTGGGCACCAATGGCTGCTATCTATCTTGGTGTTATGGATATGATTATCCACTACCATATCGACTGGGCTAAGATGAACATCAACAAACACTACGGATGGCGAGCAGACACCCATGAGCAGTTTTGGTGGTTGTTGGGCTTGGATCAATTCCTGCATGCACTGACTTACATTGGCTTGGTAGCAATGGTGACCCCATGAGTAATATCTACGAATGGATCGATGAGGGTGGATACTCTGAAGGTAAAACAGATGATCCTAAGTTCTTGGAGACTCAAGCCAAGTGGCATTCACTGATTCCCAAACGCAGAGTTATCATTGCTGGTGGTCGTGACTACCATAACTACGATGCGCTGTTGGAAGCTGTCACTGAATCTGGTTTCACTATTGATGTGGTTGTTTCTGGTGGTGCCAATGGTGTTGATGCCATGGGTGAACGCTGGGCTGAAGAAAACGGTGTTAATCTAACTATATTCAGAGCCGACTGGCAAACTCATGGTCGTGCTGCTGGTCCAATTCGTAACCGAAAGATGGCAGAGAATGCCGATGCGCTAATTGCTCTTTGGGATGGCAAGAGTCGTGGCACTAAGAATATGATTGAAACTGCAACCAAACATGGGTTGATGGTTTATGTAAAAAGGATTGATAATGCTTAAACATACACAAGGTAATTTGATTGATCTTGCCGAAGGTGGACATTTCGATGTCATCGTGCAAGGATGCAACTGCTTCAACACCATGGGTGGTGGTATTGCTCGCGAGATTCGTGGACGCTATCCCAGCGCTGCTGCTGTTGATGCAGATACCCAACGTGGTGATATTATGAAGTTGGGTAACTGGACTGAAGTTACCATTGATGCGCCAACTGAAGGACACCAATTTATTATCGTCAATGCTTACACTCAATTCAAGATGAGCACTGGCGAAGATGTGTTTGAATATGATGCATTCGGTTGTGTTATCCGTAAACTTATTCGCTCTTTCCCAGCGCGACGTATTGGCTTGCCTTACATTGGTATGGGCTTGGCAGGTGGAGATCCCGATATCATCATGGCTTATATCGAGAACTTTGCTGAAGAGCACGCAAAGAGTGGTGGCACTGTTACATTGGTAGAATTCAAATGAGTGTGCGTTGCTGGGTGATTGCTGGTAATCAAGATCAATACCAGCAATATGTTAATCGTAAGTCCAAAGAAATTGATGGTGTGAAGTTTTCATACGTCAGTCGACCAGAAACTCTCCGTGGGTTTGTTAATCCACATGGTGTGTTTATTGGTTCATGGCGTAGCCGAGATGATATACTAGAGATACTAGAAATGCTGCTGGTTAGCACCAATACAGACACTAGTAAATTACAGAGACTCAAGACTGAAGTTTGGCAGCAAGCCACGCATCAACAAATAAACAGTACAGCTATCAATTCAGCTGCAAAGCGACTGGCAGATGCAATTGACCAAGAAGTGATGAATACCATAAAATCATCGGCTGGTCAACTGAGTGATGGCAGCGTCAAACAAACTCAAGGTTACGAACATTATTTTCTGGAACAGTGACATGACCGAAGAACAAGTAATTAAGGATATCATCCGTCGCGCCAATGCCAAGGTCAAGCTGATTCGCAAACATCAGAAAGAACTACAAGAGATATACGATCAGTGTAATCACCACGGGACAGTTGAACAGAAATCATCTTATTTCGGTGGTTCATACTACGATCATGCATACACTCGCTATTGGGCTCAGTGCACAGTCTGTGGAAAGAAGTCCGAGGAAGTGACCAAAGAGCACAGTTATTATGGTTAATGACACTAATCCCGCCAAAGACTGGCCAGAAGACTTTGCACACGAAAATGGTATGTACTACTGTCGTTGTATGGTTTGTAAGGAACAATTCATAGGTTACAAGCGTAGAGTGGTGTGTAAAGAATGCGATTCTAAACCCAAGTCATGCCCTTGGAACGAATGGAAGCCCAACAAGGATATATCATGAACCCGACAAAAACACTTGAGTACTGGACAGTTGAAAATACTGGTTGGAGCGGTGGTATTTCTTGGTTTAAAACTGGTGGCAGCGAGGCTAATCCACTACGCTTTAAGACCTTTGATACTGCCCATGAGTTTGCAGTTCGTAACAAGAACAAGTTTGATGATCCAGATCAGCTGTGGCGTGTGGTTTACACAAAGATCGAGCGTAGTGACCCCAACAAACGTGTGACCACAGAAGAATACCACATGGTATAAAGTAATACCTAAGGATTACATTTAAAGACCTTCATTTATTGAGGGTTTTGTCATTTAATCGTTGTCTTTTATTGCAATCGGCTGTATAATAACTACATGGAAACGAAAAAGACCCCCACTCGCCTCTACTACGCCAACACTTGGTTCACGATGCCTTTCCGTGTCCACGGATACTGGGTTGAGGATGCCACTGGTAAGAACGTCGCTGAAGCTGCTAGCCGAGAGTTGGCTGAAGCAATTAAACAGACCCTGAACGCTATGGAGCCAAAATGAAGTACATTCTAGTTGAAGCAACAAACCCCAAAGAGCTAATGGTTCGTGTGAACGATTTTATTAGTGAAGGCTACAAGCCACAAGGTGGAATAAGCGTTGCCTGCCACTATAGCGGTAGCATCTACTACACTCAAGCAATGGTGAAATAACATGTCTGAATACGTCGTAGTCCACCTCTCTCCCAACTACAAATGCGCCCACGAGGACGATGCTCCCATCCTCTTCGAATCCGACTGTCTAGCTCAGGCTATCACCTACTCATCCAAGCGTTGGGACTCCGAGAAGGTCGATATAGCCGTTTATCAGCCTCGTACAGAGGGTTATCGCCAGATCAATCGTCACCCTGCTCGGGACGCTAGAGGACGTTTCGAGGTTCGATAATAACCCTCAGAAGTGTAGGTTATTCCAGAAACTTGTTGTCGGAGTTGCAAATCGGCTGTATAATAACTACAGTTGATTAGGAAAGAAAGACCCAAATGTATAGCTTCTCACCACTCGCCGATATCCCTGTTGATCACGCTGGTTTGTTTATTGTTGGTATGGGTTGCGCCATGTGGTTGGTAATCTGCTTGTTTAACTCTCCCGAAGACTTTTTCGTTAACTTTTTCTTTGTGGTGATTATCATGGCTATCGGTTACGGTGTGTCATTCCACTGGACCAATCAAGAGCCAAAAACCTTTAAGAATGAGAAGGTCACTGCTGAATTGGTTGGGTTTCAACCTGAAGGTTATCGCGAAAAGTCTGGTAAGAGTATGGTTGATCGTCACTATATGTACGTTGTATATCGTGTTGGTGGTGAGCAAGTTATCTTGCAAGCTCAAACTGGTTTGGTGTATCCACAAACTGCAATCTTGTACAAAAACTAAGGAATACATCATGACTACTGTGGCACAAATGATTGAATGGATGAAGACTCTCCCACAAGACGCTGAAGTTGAGTGTGGTGTTGAGGTTACTAACGGATACAGTACTTACATGAATATGGTTTCTGCTGATATTGAATCCTGTAATGTCATTGACTGTACTGGTCCAGCGTTCGAAAAGTATCCACATGTGTACGGCAAGGTTTTTGTCGAGATCCGAGGAGAATAAAATGATAGGTACATATGAGCGCATTGCTCAGCGTCTGTTGGTGGGTCAACCCCGAGCAAAGCCATTCTGTAAGTTGATAGGTGGCAAGTTTATGGTGGGTACACAAAGCCTGCATCGTACACCACAAAGCCGTCGCTGGCGCACATTTTGGAGATTGAAATTCAATCGTATCGGTAGACCCACTGGAGTTACCCATGACTAACCAACTTGATTATCATGACGCCATCCGAGAGATGCACAAGGGTCGGGTGGTGCAATACATCGGTACGGTCAATGGACCAGTGTGGCATCGGGGAATATCTTTCTGCATGCAACGTGGGTGTATATTCGTGTTCGACGGCAGAGTGATTCCCAAGTCATATGGGCATATGGTGTACGATCCCGATTTTCGTTATGAGCTAACTGGTGAAACCGTGGACCCACGTGATTGGCCAAATAAACCCAAACGACATCCAGAAATCAAAGTGATTAGCGGATACTCTAGAATAGGATTAAACAACGTATGAACAAAGTACTAGTAGAAAAATTAGCTGTGCAATCCCTAGTCTGGGTTGATACTGGATTAGCCGACGGACGTGAACAAGTGTTTAGTACAAGCGTGTTCGCCGAGTTGATTGTGCGAGAATGTGCATGTATCGCTGATGATATGAAAACAATTGAAACAGCAAGAGCAATCAAACAACATTGGGGAGTTACAGAATGAAACTAATTAGCAGACGAATAAAGATGAATCCAGATACCTTTGCTCCAGAAATGGAAATAGTATTTACTATGCCAATGGAAATGGCAATGGATACACTTGTTCATATGACTGAAGAAGAATTCACAAATAAACTTGGACGAGAGTTGTTTGAAATGTTAAGGACAAAGGAATGAAAGACTTAATTCCATTTAACACCCGAGTGATTGACCGTGATGGTGTGGCGGTGCATCAACGTCGTCCTGTATTTGCTTATGTAAAGACCGTTTGGTACAAGCCTTGGTCTTGTAGGATTGAATACGAAGTGGATGATTGGTACGATGTTGATGTTGTAAAATATCCAACTTACCGAGTAGGTGATCGTGTCCAAGTAAAGTCAGGTACATTTTCTGCTGGCTCCATGGGCGAAATCAAGTACATTGAACCTGTTAGTGGTACTCTGTGGGTGCTTAGAGACGGTGCAACCAACGATATTCAATATCAACCACAAGAAGTGGATCTGATCTGGAGACGACCACTATGACCTTAGAAAATGCCCTAAAGATCAAACAACTGCTACAAGAGCTAGTGCCAGATCCCGATATCGACTTTGGTCCAGCCTATGAAGGAACCAAGCAACGACAGCGGGAAGCAATACAAATACTTAATACAGAGATTCGATGGATGAAAGAATTGAGAAAGAAAGCATGAAAGAAGTATCAATCCTAATCTTAATCCTGTACGTGATGGCCAATGCAGCCATAGTCTATTACTTTTTCATCTACAAACAAGCCAAGATTGACAAGGAATACCGTGAGCAACTCTGCAGAATACGACGTGGTTATAGCCACTCTTCAAGCCAAGAAAGATAGTCTGTGGCGTATGACCCAGCAAAACATGAACAGTGAGTTTATTGGAATGAATATTATGGATCAAATACGTCTAGACCAGATACAGGAACTAAACGAAGCCATGGGCATGTGGCTAATCTGGAAGGAAGAAAAACGTGACCTTACTAAGATGTAGTGCATGTCGTTGGGCAGGAATGACACACTGCTCCGAACCTGAATACTGTGGTGGAATGACCTTACCTACATGGGAAGAAACCGAAGATGATCTAAGGAAGATCCAAGAAGCATTCGTCGCTCTACATAATATCGGGGAAAAGAACTGGTCACCAGAGGAAAGGGAAAGAGCATATAGACTAAGAAAACGATGTGTGGAACTGGCAGAATATCGATACTCACTATTAAGGAACAACAATGGATAAACTAACTGCCCAAGACGTAATTGATCTAGTAATCAACCGTGCTCAGAGAATGAGAGAAAGTGGGGAAAGCGATCTACGATCTATTATATGGTTATGTTCTGGTCTACGATCTGATATGATTGCAGGTAAGACTAGAGAAGCAATCTTGTCTGATCTAGAGGAAGACGAAGAAGAAGTATGCTCTGTGTGTGGAGAAGAATGGTCTGGTACTAGCTGTGGTGCCGAAGACTGTGGATGGATCAAATGATGCTTATATAGGCAGCATCTAGGAGTGTGGTGTTCGTAGTCGGCTAAATAAGGCTTATCTGTGTTAATGAAGAAAAACGATGGCATACAAAGAAAAAACTTGTCCTAAGTGCGGCGATAAACACACCAAGCGTGGTGAATACTGTTCACGCTCATGTGGTAACAGCAGACCAATGCCTGAATATCAAAAGCAAACTATGTCTGAAGTCAAGCGTGAATGGGCATATAACACTGATACAGGCGAAGAGTCTAGATGGCGACTAAACAACCACGAAGAACCAGAGCCAGTGGCACCCTTACGCCATTCTCCATTGGGTGTCAACCAATTTATTGATCGAGACGGTGATCTTTGGACTGAAAACTAAAGTATTACTGCAATATTGCAAAAAAGACTTGACTCCACCTTGACTTTGGGGTATACTCACTGTGTGAGTGGATGATAAGGATAGATGATGTACGATTCGATTATTTCCCAGTGTGTTTCTAAGGGTATTCCTGAGCGAGAGATTATGGTCGTTCTCGATCGTATCCGTGGTGTAACCTTAGCTGAGATTGCTAGAGACGAAGGTGTGAGCCCAGAGAGAATCCGACAGATCGAGGCTAAGGGTCTTCGTCGAATGAAGCAGAAAGGTGTTGTCGTCATTGCAAATATGGAGTAGAATTCTGTCTTTACAGGAGAGACTATGTTTAGTGTGACGGACGAATCGGGTAATACTTTCGTTTTCGATAGTTTTGAGGAAATTTCACAGTTTTTTAGTGAGTGTGTGTGGGCTGTGGGGGCTGAAGACGCCCAAATCACCGTGAAATTCGCTAATCCCCTCAACGATTAAGGGTTTTTCCAGAAAACGCTTGTCGTTAATTGCAATTTCGGCGATAATTCTATTATTGAATCGAGAGAAAGAAAGATTATGACTACTGTGAACTTTGACGCTGCAACTGGTAACTACATCGCCCGAGTGGGCACCAAGACTATCAAGTCTTACTCTAAGAGCTATGTGGAGCGCAAGGTTCGTGCCTTGTCTGGTGATATGGATCGTGCCATTGCCGTGGCCACTGAAAAGTCCACACGTTACGACATCAATACCCGATTCGGTTTTGTCGAGAAACTGGTGACCATGGTTGCAACTGGTGTTCAGCCATCGGCAGTTATTACTGGTGAAGGTGGTTTGGGCAAGACTTATACTGTGTCTAAGACCTTAGAGTCTGCTGGTTATACAGACATCTCTAGTCTCGCTGATTTTGAAGTGGGCAGTGTTATCAATACTCGCAAGTGCTACACCATGGTCAAGGGCTACAGCACTGCCAAAGGTTTGTATCGTACCCTGTTCGAGAACAACAAAAGTATTATCGTGTTCGACGACTGTGACGCTGTGCTGAAGGATCCAGTGGCTCTGAACCTGTTGAAAGGTGCACTGGACTCATACGGCAAACGTATCATCTCTTGGAATGCCGACATGCGTGACGATGATCTGCCACGCTCTTTCGAGTTTACTGGTCGTGTCATCTTCATCTCTAACATGGATCAGTCGCGTATCGACCAAGCCATTCGCTCTCGTTCTATGATGATCGACTTGTCCATGACCTTAGACCAAAAGATTGATCGCATGGAACACATTGCCCTTTCCGCTGAGTTCTTGCCTGAGTACGATAAAAAGATCAAGACCGATGCTCTGTCTCTGATTCGTGAAATCAAAGACGACTGCAAAGAAATCTCTCTTCGTACTCTTATCGCTGTGAGTAAGGTTCGTGCCAGTAACCGAGACTGGCGTGACTTGGCCACTTACATGCTGACTTGCTAAAGTAATACTTACGGGTTACTTGTGTTTTATGGTAATCTAGGGTATAATAGGTGCAACTTAGGAGATACGATGTACACAGTGATTTTCCCCAGCGGTCGAGTAATGCAATTCTACGTCAAGTCTGTAGCCCAGCTGTATGCCCAGAATGGTCGTGGTACTCTAGTGGACTTGCAAGAATCGGCTTTGGATCGTGTTAAGAATAACCCCCAAGTCTTAGAGGTTATTCAGCGTATGGCTTGCCAGTAATTGCAATCTCCCGTATAATAGGTACAACTTAGGAGAGAACGAAATGACAAAGATGCGATACAGTGAAGTGCGTGACCTGATTGAAACAGTTACCACACAAACTTACGGTAGTACTGCTCGTGCACACTACGCACTGGGTGCTCTGGAAAGTATCCTGAGCCATATGGTAGCCGAACTGCCTAAGCACAAACAAGCAGAGTTTGTCCGTGATATCCAATTCTTGGCTAACCGTATCTCTGAAATCAAATAAGGAAAAACAATGCGTGGATCGATTCGTACACTGGTGGGTTTTTTGATTGTTTTTGGCAGCGTTGGTGGACTGGACAATGACCAAAGTGTGGTCTTGTGTCTGGCAGCAGCTGTGGTGGGTATGGTGCTGATGGCAAGTGGTGTTCGTGCCATGAGTCGTCCCTGAATCTGTAGAGAGTTTCGTGAAATCTATAATGAACGGGACTCCTACTCAATCCTCTCCAACCGATATAAGCCCCAACACATTTTCTTCAAAGCCCTCTATGTTACATCTACTCTTGCTCTTGGTTGGTCTCGGTTTAATCTTTAGTGGCGCTTACTGGTGGGCTCTGTTAGTATTATTCATAGTTGTTATACTGTAGAGGTTTACACGTTTTGGAATCCATTTTCACCAAAAAATTCCCCGAGAAAAATTTTCATTCCCAAAGGTTTAATATGAGTCACAGTGATTTTAGCGGTCGTGCCCTAGTTGAGGGTGATCTAGTTGCTTACTTACCACCCAACTATCGTCATATGATACGTGGTATTGTCGTTGGTTTTACACCCAAGATGATACGCATTCAACGTATTCTACCAACTGCAGATCATGACCGATATATGGCCAATGGATGGGCACTACCCCTAGACTTACGCGATTCAGGATATGTAGTTAGACTTGGAGCAGATCATGAGCTTACGTGAATTGATGGTCGAGTACATACTGTTTGCTTGGAGCGAGAGTGACTTGATGGATCGTTTCAATATCACTGCCACTGAGATAGCGGGATTGTCCGATGTAGACTTGTTAGAGATCTACGATACTACCTTGCTGGCACCTGTAGACCCTTTCCCCTAGAGAGATAATATGAACCAACTAATTGAAAAACTTGCTGAACAGGCTAGAAACTATGCCCTAGATGAAAAGCGAATTTATGAACGGGTGCATAACACTGAACAATGTATGGAAGAATATCGTGAAGTGTATAATACAAAGTTCGCCGAGTTGATTGTTCGGGAATGTATCGAGCAGGTTTGGTATACTCGTGAAGATGGTATCAATGGCAATGTTTCCCAAATTATCAAAGACAGGATCAAACAACATTTTGAGGTTGGTGGTATGAGCACAGCAGATAAAAAGACCCTAATCAAACAATTACTAGGAGTTGAAAAATGAAAGAAAGTACAGTAGTTGGTATTATCCTAGGATATATCATTGCCTTTGTCCTAACATTTGGTCATGCTTATCACAGTGTACCAGAAGTTGAGCAGCGTCAGTTTGCAGGACAGATGTATACCATGCACAACGGAGTTGGTACTCGTGCAACTGGTGCATTTTTGTCTTCTATATTCTGGCCACTGTATTGGTCAGTTAAAATTTGGTCACCCAGTGATCGTCAATCCAATGTAATAGGAAATTAACATGAATAGATTTGAACTTGAACAAGGGATTCTGGCTTGTTGGAATATTGTGGATGATATCAAGGCTCTTAATCGCCAGATGCTGGACGTGCGAGAGATGACGCCCGATGAGATCAGTAATTATCTGTTGGGTCTAGAAACCATCTATCAAGTTAAGTTTGAGCAGACATTTGCAACCTTTGAAGCGTGCATCAAGGATGGCAGTGTATGACAGACGAAGAAATCCAACGATTTATTGAGTGGTGTGGTTCGGATATGCCGCATCCTGATCACGAACCACGTAGGATGGCTTACTATGTTCGTCTGTGGCGGTATTATGAAGGGTTGTCTTGCAAGCCTGTATAGGGTATAATACAACTATTATGGAGAAACTTATGAAAATTGCTGTTGCGTCAGACTTGCACCTAGAGTTTGGTGATGTCATGATCAAGAACGATCAAGGCATCGATGTACTCATCTTGTCTGGTGATATTTTGGTTGAGCGTGACCTAGACATGTTGGATCGTCGTCAAGTAGAGTTGGGATTTGCACGTGCCAGATCATCGCGTTTTCATGACTTTTTCTCTCGTGTGTGTTTTCAGTTTCCACATGTAATCTACGTTGCTGGCAACCATGAACACTACCACGGTGATTTTGCCCAAACTATTGGTGAACTAAAACGCAAGTTGGCTCATCACCCTAACTTGCACATCTTGGACAAAGAGTGCTGGACATTGGATGATGTAACTTTTGTTGGCGGTACTCTTTGGACAGACATGAACAAAGAGGATCCACTTACTCTACATGCAATGAAGAACATGATGAACGACTTTCGTTGTGTTCAAAACTCAAATAGAGTAGTTTCTTACCGCGCAGACGTCTTACGAGACAAGCCAACAGGTATGACTGATGATGAGTTTTTGGCTCTGCCCACTTCTGAGCGATTCAAGTCTGTGTTTAAGACTCGCGTTGCAACTTTCTGTGCAGAAGATGCTGTTGAAGAACATCGCAAGTGTCTTGGTTACATCAAAACAATCGTGGAAAATCATCGCGAGCAAAAAACTGGCAACAAAATTGTTGTAGTTGGTCATCACACACCTTCTCACAAGTCTTGTCACCCAAGATATGCTCATGATGACATCATGAACGGTGGTTACCACAGTGACTTGAGTGAATTTATTCTTGATCACCCAGAAATTGTGTTGTGGACGCATGGTCACACACATGAATTGTTTGATTACACCATCGGAGACACCAGAATTGTGTGTAACCCACGTGGTTATATCGGATATGAAGAAATCGCTGATAAATTTGAATTGAAAGTGGTTGAGTTATGAGAGAATATACACCTGATACGTGGGTGATGTTGAAATTTGTTGTTAGAGGTGAAACAATCTACAAAATTCTAGCTGGTTGGTACGGTGGTTATATCACTGGCGACAGTTGGAAGTTAAATAGTGGTTGTATCAAGGTCGAACAAGATGAAAATCACTACATGTTCTACGGTTCTAGTGGCAGTGTTTATCGCTGCCATAAAAAATCATATGGTATGAGTGGTTATACATCGCAAGTGTACAGAAACTTTTGTCAAGATGTCGATGGCGCTGATGATATCACAATGGAAGCGTTAGACGCTGATGTTAATTTTATGGAATTGGAATATAAATGAGTAATGTTTTTGAAGATGTTGAGAAGTTTTTGAATGCTGTTGGGCAAAATCCACCGCCATTCCTTGTTGATGATAATCCACAATCACTTTTGTACAAAGAGTTGATTCGCGAAGAAATCAAAGAGTTCTGGGAAGCTGATGACGCTAACGATGATACCGAACGTCTTGACGCTTGTTTTGACATGATTTGGGTTATTGTTGGCTATGCACGCTCACGTGGATGGGATATGGACGGTGCTTGGATCGAAGGCGCACAAAGCAACCTTTCTAAGATTGATCCTGCCACTGGTCTAGTGCGTCGACGTGAAGATGGTAAGATTCTAAAGCCAGAAGGTTGGCAACCACCAAACTTCAAACAATTTGTGGAGTAACATGATTACACTTTATCTTGATATGGACGGAGTTCTAGCAGACTTCAACAAAGAGTACATTAAGTTGGATCCTAACAAAGAGGATCGCAAGCGTTTCCGCACTGCAGTTATCGAAGACAAGATTTTCGAGAAGTTAGACTTTATGCCTGACGCTCAAGAACTGCTTAATTATGTTTCTGGCTTGAATGGTGTTACTGTAGAAATTCTAACATCTATGGGTACACATGAACCTTTCCAAGCCAATGAAGCCAAGATGCAAAAACTCAAGTGGTTGAATGCTAAAAACATTCCATATCGCGCTAACTTTGTCAATGACAAGTTGGGTAAGGCAAAGTATGCAACGCCAACCAGTATTCTAGTCGATGACAGTATTGGGTGTATTGATCCATTTAATGCAGCTGGTGGATATGGTATTCTTCACACTGATTCTGCCAGCACTATTGCCAAACTTAAATCTACAATCTTGCAGATTCATACACTGGCAGCACTTAAAGAGCATTCATGAAACAAATTATATTAAACACACTAACATGGATTCTAGATGACTTCAGATCTAATAAGTTTCGTTTTTGCGTTGAGTTACTGGCTTGGGCTATCAGTATTGGTTGTAGCATTACTATGGCTCTCACAGTACCTAATCCTCCACTTCTTGTCCTTTATCCTATATGGATCAGTGGCTGTGCTCTTTATGCTTGGGCTGCTTATACTAGGAAATCGTTTGGGATGTTGGCTAACTACCTCTTGCTGACTACTATTGATACAATTGGACTAATTCGTATGTTATGAGAAAAGCCTGGAGATTGTGGGCGAAAGCAATTGGAGAAAAGAGCGGTGCTAGTGTCAAAGAAGCTGACACCATCGCTCTTATTCGTACTTGCATCGTTCTTTGTTATATTATTACAAACTTTTTTATCGTTGCTGGTGTTATAAGGCACTGGTGATTGACTTTAATGCAATTTTACGGTATAATTAGATTATGAATACACATATTATGAAACACGGTAAAATTGGTTTTGCATGCAAATGGATTGACACTGTCGATCAAGTCGATGGTATCAAACCCAAAGACGATGCAAAGAAATACAGCACAGGTACAACTACTGTTGCTTGGCTTGGTCGTCAAAGTCGCACATCTGCAGAAGAAAAGTTGTGGGACATCACCAAACAAAATCTTCAAAACACACTCAATCTAGTAACCAAGGTAGCCAGCTTACCTGAAGGTTTGCGCATGGTTCGTTTGAGCAGCGAAATTCTTCCAGTCTACACTCACGCTGATTGGAAATACTTTTATCAGCAACAAGATGTGCTTGATGTTCTGCAACGTGGCTTTGCCAAGATTGGTGACACTGCCCGTGCAGCAGGTGTTCGCCTAAGTTTCCATCCAGGTCAGTTTACAGTTCTTGCCAGCGAGAACGATGGCATCGTCAATAATTCTATCGAAGAATTTGAGTATCATGCAGACATGGCTCGTATGATGGGTTATGGTCGCACATTCCAAGACTTTAAGATCAATGTACACATCTCTGGCAAACGTGGTCCAGCAGGCATTCGCGCAGCTTACAAACGTCTGTCTACAGTTGCACAAAACTGCATCACTATCGAAAACGAAGAAAACGCATGGGGTCTTGATGACTCTCTAGAATTGGCAGACTTATTGCCAATTGTTCTCGATGTACATCACCACTGGTGTCGTGAAGGTGAGTGGCTTGATCATAATGACGATCGTGTCAAACGTGTTATTGACTCTTGGCGTGGTGTTCGTCCAACTATGCACTACTCTCAATCTCGCGAAGACTACCTTGTTGATCATTGCATCAAGACAAAACCAGACTATGCTGTGTTGCTGGAAAACGGTTTTAAGAAAGCCAAACTTCGTGCACACTCAGACTTTTACTGGAACACTGCTTGTAACGATTGGGTTCTAGATTATCTCAAGACTCACGATATCATGTGCGAAAGTAAAGCAAAAAATCTGGCAAGTTTTTCTCTATATGAGAGTTCTAAACAATTATCTGTATAAATACAGAGTAAGGAGAAATTATGCCAACATACACATTCCGCGACAATAACACGGGTGAACAATTTGAAAAGGTTATGAAGATTGCAGAACGTGAGGAGTATCTACAGCAGAATCCACACATTGAATCAATCATCGTTAGCGCTCCAGCTTTTTCTGGAGATCGTATTGTGCTTAAAACTGATAATGGATTCAAGGAGGTCTTACAAAAGATACATCAAAAAACCCCAGGAAGCATTTTAAACCGAACAACTAAAATCTAATTACAAAAGGACTTGCATGGCAACAAAACGCCTTGCTGCTAAAAGTCTAGATAATGAACACAGTGATAAGCAGCCCAAACAAATTAATAATTCTTTAAGATTAAGAATGGATGATCTAAAAACTTTTGATCCATTGACTGGAAATCAGAAAAAGTTTTTTGATGCTTATAAAAGAGGGGACTATTTCGTAGCACTCCACGGAGTTGCTGGTACAGGAAAAACTTTCTGTGCGCTATACAAAGCTATTGAAGAGGTGTTGGATAAATCAAACCCATTCAATAAAATCATCGTCGTTCGTTCTGCTGTGCAGTCTCGCGAGATTGGTCATCTTCCAGGTGACGTGAACGAAAAGATGGAAATTTATGAGCAGCCTTATCGTCAAATTTGCGAAACACTATTTGGGCGTAAGGATGCTTGGGACAGACTCGAAGAACAAGGACATATAACTTTTATCTCAACGTCCTTTATTCGTGGTATGAGTTTTGATGACGCTATCATCATTGTTGATGAAATGCAGAACTTGACTTATGAAGAGATCGACACCGTTATGACTCGTGTCGGATATCGATCTAAAATTATATGGTGTGGTGATTATAGACAAACTGATTTGAATAAAAAGAAGAACGATGTTACTGGAATTTTAAAATTCTTTGACATTGCTCAACACATGAGTGCTTTTACTCGTATCGAATTTGACGTGAACGACATCGTGAGATCTTCTCTCGTGAAAGACTATATTTTGGCTAAACTAAAATACGAAGACTTTTACGAAGGAAAATCTAATGCTACTAACAGTAGAGCAGTTTAGTCACCTATTCCCACGAAACACTGATCCACAAGGTTGGGTTGACTCAATGAATGAGGTATTCCCAACTTACGAGATTGATACTCCACAACGTGTTGCTGCTTTCTTAGCACAATGTGGACATGAGTCTGGTGGTTGGACAGTGTTTGAAGAAAACTTGAATTACTCAGCGAAGGGTCTAACTGGCATCTTCAAAAAGTATTTCCCAACTGAAGAATCTGCGTTGCCTTACCAGCGCCAGCCAGAGAAAATCGCTAACAAGATCTATTGCAATCGCATGGGTAATGGCAGCGAAGAATCTGGTGATGGATATAAGTATCGTGGACGTGGACCAATTCAGTTAACTGGCAAAGCAAACTATACTCAGTTTGCCAAAGACATGTTTGAAAATTGGGAAGAAGTTGTGAATAATCCAGACTGGGTTACTTATGACAAAGACTTTGCACTGATGTCTGCTATTTGGTTCTGGAACAAAAACAAACTGAACAAAGAAGCAGATGCTGGTGATATTAAAACAATGACAAGAAAGATAAATGGTGGATATATTGGTCTTGAAGATCGTATCAAGCACTATAATGAGGCTATCCACTTACTAACATAATGAAGAATTTTATACATCATGATTTTGCGAAATTAGAACGTGATACAAGCCCTGATGGTACCCGTTTATACAGGACTCCATCAGGGCTTTCTTATCCAAGTGTTACTACAATCACAAAACAAGCGACTGAAGACGGTATCCGAAAATGGAGACTTCGTGTTGGCGAAGAAGAAGCCAACCGTGTTTCTGCCAAAGCCAGTGCACGTGGCACAAGAATTCACTCACTGTGTGAAAACTATTTGTTGGGTAATGAGATTGTTCCAGACATGTTTGACGCAGAGATGTTTGGTTCTATTAAATTTTTACTAGATCAGATCGACAACATTCACTGTTTAGAAACTCCACTGTATTGTGATCACTTTGAAGTTGCTGGTACAGTAGATTGTATCGCTGAGTTTCAAGGTAAGTTGTCTGTGATTGACTTTAAGACAGCAAGCAAACCAAAAGATCGCGATGACATCTATCATTACTTTATGCAGTGCGCAGCATACTCTGTTGCGTTTGAAGAACGCACTGGAATACCAATTGGTCGCCTTGTAGTTATCATGGCTGTTGATAACGATGACCCTAGATGGTTTATTGAGAAACGCGATAACTGGATTGGTGGTTTCAAGAAATTAAGATTAGACTACAAGTACAAAAATGGCATCTAATATTTTATTCATAGAATCTGTTCTATCACCTGATCACTGCGAGAGATTGATTAGCGATTTTATGATAGAACAAGTTGGTCCATCTCTAGACTATAATAAACTAGAACGTAAAAAAGTCACTGACAATACAATTGTAGTTGCTCTTGCTAAGAAATATGGTTTTGTTTATGACAGAGCATTTATACTTCGTTATAAGCAAGGTGACAAGAGCCCATTGCATGTTGATAATGTTTTTGTCAATAACTCCAAAATAGAATCACACGGCTGGATAAAGAGTGTTATTGTTTTCTTGAATGATAACTTTGAGGGTGGTGAGTTGGTGTATCCAGATCAAGGAGTTACCATAAGACCAAAGGTTGGTAATATGGTCGTTGCTCCAGCTGATAGTAGTTCTCCGCATTATGTTACAGAGACTACCTCTGACCGTTATGTTCTTGTGTTACGTTTAGTTGACATGTAATAAATATATAAGTATAATATAAGTTATTGCTGTAATTCCTTCAAAGCGAAGGACTTCTGGACGGGGGTTCGACTCCCCCCATCTCCACCAAAAGCATCTATTCCCTTTAGTGAAACCCAAATGCTAGGGTGTAGCATTACTAAAGGGCGCAATGGGTGTTTTTGATGGGGATGCCATGGTTTCGACAGGGGTAGATAGTAGCGACGGCAGCACGGTAGGCGATGACCGTAAATCAAGCAAACTAAGTAAATGCAAACGACAACGTTTTCGCATTAGCAGCCTAATCACTGCTTAGGGTTTCGGTTGGTTTCCTCGTAACAGAATAACCAACCACTTTAAAGTATTGCCACAGCGGGTGCCAATATTATGAACAACAATATTTTTAAAGGAAAATTATAAAATGAAAATGGCTTTAGCCTCAGCTTTGTTATTTGTATCTGGTGTTGCATCTGCTCAATCATCTATGAGCGTTAATTATGCAGTTCAAAATGATGACTCTCCTGCAGTACAAAAACATGTTACTGCATTGAAAGTCCAGACTAAGTTAACAAAGTCTATTGATGGTGATTTGGGTATCTCAGCTACTACTGCTGATGTTGCAAACACTATCACTAATCGTTATGAAGCAGGATTGATTTATAGCCTTCCAGTATCCTCTAGCGTAACAGCTTCTGTTCGCGGTGGTCTTGGTACCAAGCAAGCATCTGGCAAACCAGATTATGCATACTACTCTGTCGAACCTGCAGTTTCTTTCAAACTACCAGTTGAAGGTTTTTCTGCTAAAGTTGGTTACCGCTGGCGCGATGGCTTTAATGATTTAGCAAAAGACACTAACCAAGCAACTCGTATGTCTTTGACATATGCTTTGACTAAGTTGGACAAAGTAACTATCGGTCACGATATTCAACGTGGCGATAGCGCGAACAAGACTACTTCACTTCAGTACTCTCGTTCTTTCTAATAGCAGGGTGGCTTGTCCACCCTTTCTTTTATAGAGGAATAAAATGAAATACCTTATCACTACAGCGTTTCTATTGGCAATGTCAGTTAGCTGGGCAGCAGAACCGACTAAAAAGCCAGAGCCTGTCAAGAAAGAGCAGAAAGCCCCTGCTAAAAAGAATTGTGATATGTTGAAGGACAAAAACTGCGATAAAGCACCTCCATCAGCAAACAAGCCAGTGCCTAAGAAAAAGGCAGAAGCAAAATAATCTACTGATCAATCAGACTAGCAAAAAGTCCACCTGATACGGGATCGGGGTGTGGAAACACACCCTTTAACTAATTAAGGAGATAATTATGCACTTACGTGTAACTATTATTTTAGCCATCGCGGCATTGAGTTTATTGACTTTGGTTTCTTCTAATCCACCTAGAGAAAAAATCATAGAAATAACTTATAATTCATTAACACAAGAATCACAAAAACAAGTTGATTGTCTTGCACAAAACATTTATTTCGAAGCTGGTCATGAACCACATGAAGGAAAGATGGCTGTTGCTCTTGTGACACTAAACAGATTACAAGATCCTAGATTTCCAAAAGATATTTGTTCTGTAGTCAAACAAAAGGTAAAATCAACGTGTCAGTTCTCTTGGTTCTGTGAACGTAAAAAGAACATCAAAGAAGAAGTTTATGATTCTTCTAAACAGATGGCTATATACGTTTATGCTAACTATGAAAAGTTAAAGGACATTACTCATGGAGCGCTGTTCTATCATGCTGATTATGTGAATCCCCGTTGGAGAGGATTAGAAGTGACAACTAAGATAGGTAGACATATTTTTTATAAAGAAAGAGAACGCATATGATGTCCAAAATGAATTTACAATTAAAAGAAGAAACATCTCGCCACTCATTCTTCCTAATGATGGAAGAAGTTAATCTAGCTAGTTGTAAGCAAGCAGTTGAATGGATTTTCGAAGCAAACTTTGCTGAAGAACGTCCAGAGATGTTAAACTTGTTAATCACAAGTCCAGGTGGTGATTTAAATGCCGCATTTGCTTTAATTGATGTTATGCGTGGTTCAGCCATTCCAGTTCGTACAATTGGTTTAGGTCAGATTGCTTCTGCTGGTTTAATGATCTTTATTGCTGGTGATAAGGGGTTGAGACTATTGACACCAAATACTTCTATTCTTTCTCATCAATACTCTTGGGGTGCTATTGGTAAAGAACACGAATTGTTTGCCACTGTTAAAGAATTTGACTTGACTACCAAGAAAATGATCGCTCATTATAAAAAATGTACTGGTCTAACTGAAGCCAAGATTCGCGAAGTATTATTGCCACCACAAGATGTTTGGTTGAGCCCAACTGAGGCAAAGAAACTTGGTTTGTGTGATGATGTTAAAGATTTATCATAATATGGAACGTAATATTTTTATTATTTGTTTGACTATTTCATTATTGTCATTAATGGGTTCTGTTAGTTATTATAAGATTGCAGAACTAAAATCATTAGAGAAGAATATTGAAACTGCCATTGCAAAGGGTATTGACCCATTAGCCGTTAAATGTGCTTATAATAATAGCACTACTAATGTGTGTTTATCGTATAGTATCTCCCAGAGCCAAACCCCTAAAAAGTAATACTTTAGGTTTACTTTTAAAGACCCTACCGAGTGTGGGGTCTTTCACATTTAGTTGTTGTCTTTTATTGCATCTTGCTGTATAATAACTCTATTGTGATTGAGAAAGGTTTGTTATGAAATTGCTTAGCACTGGTAATCCAAAGTTGTTGAAGGGTCAAAAGAAAGGTTATATGTCTTTCGTCCTCCACTTGTCTCCTGCCGATGTTTCTGGTTACGAGACTTGCCCCAAGCGCACTGCTGGATGTACTGCTGCATGCTTGAACACTGCTGGTCGTGGTGGTATGTTCAAGAAGGGTGAAAACACTAACGTGATTCAACAAGCCCGTATTCGCAAGACCAAGATGTTTTTCGAGAATCGCGATCAATTCATGAAAGACTTGGTTGCTGATATCAAACTGGGTATCAAGCAAGCTGAGAAAAAAGACATGATTCCAGCGTTTCGTCTCAATGGTACATCTGACCTAAGCTGGGAAAAATATGAAGTTGCAGATGGCAAGAACATTTTCCAGTTGTTCCCTGAAGTGCAATTCTATGACTACACCAAAGTGCGCAACCGTAAGGTGTCTCACCTGACTAACTATCACCTGACATTCTCTAAGGCTGATGGAAACGACATGGATGTTCGTTTGGTTGCATCGACTGGTATGAATGTGGCTGTTGTCTTCAAAGAAGTGCCAGATACTTACATCGGACGTACAGTTATCGATGGTGATGAAACCGACTTGCGATTCCTTGACCCTAAGGGTGTAGTTGTTGGTCTCAAAGCCAAGGGTAAAGCTAAAAAAGACACAACTGGTTTCGTAGTTTGACTTGCAACGCTGATTAAGGTATAATAGAATCATGCAGATGATACACACTTCACTTGGTAAATCTAAGAAACGTAAACCAACAGCAAAGCAACGCGAGTTGGATGCATCGTGGGAAAAGTTGATGAAGAAGTACGAACCAAAGAAGCCACTGAAGGTTGTGAAGCCAATCAGTGAGCCTAAACCCTTCATCCGTGAAACACCAAAGATTCCAAGTCTACCATTCTCTGGTGGAGTCTGTGCCAAGAAACCAAACCCAGTATATACAGGTTCTGCCATCAAGGGTATTGGAACGATGCATAAGTCGAATGCAGTTCCAGTATTCTCTGATGAGCAAGCTATTGAAATTGCAACTATGAGGAGAGGATAACGAATTGCCTTGCAATATCGTTTAAGATATAATATGAATTATGTAGCTAAACACAATCAACTTTGCGCCGAGAGAATGAAAATGGATCGGTTCTTTACTATGTTCTTGGACAAGTTTGGTAGTAAGATGGATCCAGAAAAACCCAATACTCCTCAATGGAAACTGTATCGAAAGAAACACGAGGAATATGGTAAACTTTCTCAGGAAATCCGCAATGTAGAATACTGGATTAAAAAGAATGTTTAAATCGTCAAACGAATTTTCACTGCACATCGAGCAGATGGTAAAAGATCGAAAACTCAATCACATGGATGCGGTCTTAGAATATTGTAAAGAAAATTACATTGAGCCTGATGATGTTTCTTCACTCATCAACAAGTCTCTTCGTGATAAAATTGAAATGAATTTCCGTGAACTCAACTATCTTCCAAAACAAGCGCAACTTGATATCTAATATCGGTATTGGTATATTCGCAGCGATGTGGATTGGTGTTGGGTTTTACTTTTTAAATTCTATACCCAAACAACCCGTTGTAGTTTACAACTGTGAATTATCTGAAATCTCTCCAGATTTTCCACCAGCAGCACGTGAAGCGTGCAGAAATATGAGAGCACAAAGTGGACGGTTATAAAGCATATAGGTATTACCTAGCATTAAAATTACACTTTACCACAGACAAGTTTAACGTCTTCGAAAACAGAGGAAATGTTAAAATGTCAAGAGATTCGTTCAACTCTAGAAATGATCGATATATCTTTGAAAAATTGTCGAATAAGTATGATACAGACCGTGATATCATACAATTCTATGTAGCGAACTTTGCTTATGGTGATGAAGCTGCTATTTACGAAGGATCGCAGTCTGTAGAAAATCTAACTGAGTGGACCAAACGCAAACAATCTATTACAAAGAATTTTATAGATGACCTTGCCAATGTTGTAACTCATTTAGAAACTACTAAGATAGAATTCAATAAACTGTTCAATGCCGATTCTGGCGACATTCCAGTTCTTCTGACACTTTACTTGTCAGGCAAGGTTTCTATAGAGTCTATGAGAATGATAGATGATATTGAGCCATACTTGTACAAGTGGGAAACAACACCTGTAATGTTTGCATTTGAATCACAACTTAGACGCATTAAAAAGTTGACTGGATTCGTTAAATACGATAGAATTAAAGCTGAAAAGATTTTCCAGCACTTCAAGGAAGAATTTGTAGAGCAACAAAATGGGTAAGACTTACCACAAACAATCTAATCGCTACGATGATGATAATCCCTCTAGCCGTTCGGGGAAACACGCCAAACATTCAAACAATAGAAAGTCTGGTGGTATGAGAACGCTAAATAGTTATGTAGAGGATGACCAATTCTATGACGACACATTCGAGGATGATGTTGGACTAGAAGACGAAATTTCGATACAATACAATAAATCTTAATACTACGTTTATACAAGGAAAATATATGGATATTCAAACACTTCGCAAAATGCGCAACTCTGACTTCGGTGCTATCTCTAACGCATTCGAAAAGATTGCCAACCCTCAGACCGAAACTAAATCTTTTGCTGATGATCGCTTCTGGCGTTTAGAAGGCGACAAGGCTGGTAACGGTACTGCCACTATTCGATTCCTACCAAAGACTGACTCTGACGAACTACCATGGGTGAAAATCTTTTCCCACGGTTTCCAAGGTCCAACTGGTAAGTGGTACATCGAAAACTCTCTTACTACTCTCGGCGAGAATGACCCTGTTGGTGAATTGAACACTCAACTGTGGAACACTGGTACTGAGACAAACAAAGAAATTGCACGTAAACAAAAGCGTAAGCTGGCGTTCATCTGTAACATTCTGGTTGTTTCTGACCCAAAGCATCCTGAGAATGAAGGTAAGGTATTCCTGTTCAAGTTCGGTAAGAAAATCTTCGACAAGATCATGGACAAGGCTCGCCCTACATTTGAAGATGAGAAACCAGTCAACGTCTTTGACTTTGATCAAGGTGCTAACTTCAAACTTCGTATGCGTAAGAAAGATGGTTATGCGAACTATGACGAATCAGTATTCACTGAGCCATGCCCAATTTCTTCTGATGATGAAGAAATCGTTCGTGTGTTGTCTGCTCGCCATACTCTGGCAGAATTCACTGATCGTAAAAACTTCAAGTCTTACGATGAGTTGAAGAAGAAGCTGAATGAAGTTCTTTCTGGTGACTCTTTTGCACCTAAGTCTGCAGCTGAAATGGCTGAAGATGAACGTCCAAGTGCTCCAGCACCAGAAGCAAAGTCTGCTCCAGCGTTCACACCAAAGGCATCTAAACCAGCTCCAATGGAAGATGATGACGATGATGTGATGTCTTACTTTGAGAAGATCGCTAAAGAAGAATAAACTTTTATCTCTAAAAGTTAAAAGCCACCTTTCGGTGGCTTTTTTGTATTATGCGTATTTTCTTTGCATGTATCTCGATAACGTAGAGTCTTGATTTCGTATCGGAGATTTAATAAACTGATTCTGAACTGTGCTGTTAGTCACTGGTGCGTTAACCACATTTGTTTTGTTTCCACCAGAAGACTTAGAAGCTGCGCCAGCATTTTCACCAGACTTAGCATAAACTAAACCAGCTTGTCCCATCGCAGCACCCATAGCTGCAATCTTTTCTGTTGGAAGAGCAGCAATAGCCTTAATCTTATCAGTATCAATAGCAGAGAATGCTGTCATACCACCAGCCAATTTCTCTATACCAATACCTGCCTTTTCGATGTTCTCACCTTTGTCAGCAAGACGCATTATTTGATCCATGGCAGAACCACCTGGAGTTACTGCTCCAAGTAAACCACCAACCAAATTGCCAACACCAGCCACTGCAGTACCTGCACCAAAAGCGGCAAGACCACCAGCAATAGCCAACAGACCAGCACCAACTTTTAGTAAGTTGCCACCGTCGACTTCACTTAGACGTTCTACAGCACTAACAACAGAGTCTATAACTTCAACGATGGCGTCAGAGATTGCTCCGATGATACCCATAACAACCTCGCCAACAGCTGTGATAACTTCTGGTAATTTTTCAATAGCTGCAACGAATACATTCTGAACAACATCTGCTATTTTGATTAAAACTGGAGCGAATGCTTCCATGAATGGTGCAGCATATCCTAGTGCTTTACCGATACCCATAATTGCTAGTGTTGCTGCGCCAAGACCAACTATAGTTGCTGGATTAGCCATTGCTGCTAATCCCATAGCTAGTCCACGTAGGAAACCAGCAATACCTCTACCTGCTCCACCACCTAATCTAGCTAAACCATTACCTAGTTTTTCTAGACCCTTTCCGATACCTCCAAGCAAACCACCACCTGAATCACCAGAAGCAGCAGAAGCCTTTTGTTCTGATCCACCACCTCTTGTGTTTTCTTCGATTTTAGATAGCAAGTCAGATTGAGCAGAAATTGCCTTTGTTTGTTCGGCTGCCATTTCTTGCTGTTCGCCTTGACTAGCAAATGCTTGTGATGGTGTTTCAGATACAGTTGCTAGGGCTTTAGAGCCTAAATCAAATTTAGAATACTCAGATTCAAAACCTTTTTTCTTATCGAGAAGTTTAGCCATCTCTGGGTTTGTTTTGGCAATCTGTTCAGCGCTGTACTTTCCACCAGTGTCTGAAACCATCTTATCGATCTGGGCTTTATTCTTATCTGCATCTTTCTTGATTGCATATGCAGATTCGAAATTACTAGACAATTCTTTTTCGGTGCCTTTAAAACCAAGAGCTTTTTGTTCGGTGGCAAATCTCTGCTTTTCTAACTTCTTATCATTGATACCTAAAATGTTAGTATTTTGTAAAAATGACTTTTTGATATTTTCACCAGAGAACTTTTCTTTTATATTTGAGAATGTGCTCTTTACTTTTTCCAATGGAGTCTTAAAGGACTTCATACCTTCCATGACTTTGGCCAGTTCTTCTTCTCTCTTTTTACGGTCAGAGATATCATCTTTCATCAACTGAAGTTGCTCTTGTTGCGCTTTTAGAGCGTCTTTCTGAACCTTTAAAGAGTCTGACTCAATTTTTTCTTGGCGATCACCATCATCATCAATTTTTTTAGTCTCCATAAGAGTTGCTATTTGAGCAAGTTGAGCTTCTTCTAGCAATGCTCTTATAGAGAATAGCTGTTCATTAGCCACTGCTTGTGCGTTAAGCATGGCTTGAAAACTTTTTGGTGATGCGGTTATAACTGTCATCGCTTACTTTCTAATCTTTGTTTTTCTTCTTCTAGATACTGTACTAGCATCGCAACATAAACATCTCTCTCGAATGGAATCATATTTTCTAGTTCATTCAATGAGTATTTGTGATACTGCATCAATGCAAAGTTCATTTTATAGAAGTTGAACAGCGATTCATGACAAAGATTTATTAAAAAAAACTTTGCATTCCTTCTAGGACTTTCTTGTGTTGCTTACCGCAAACAGGACATCCATATTCAACTTCTTTACTAATACGTGGCATTGTAGAAAAGAACTCTTGTACTTTAACGAACTGCTCAGAAGTTAAATTATTCAAGAACTGAATCAACTCTTCTTTCTTTTGTTCCTTACCGTAGAAGATCTCATCTCCTTGATAGATGTAATCAATAGACTCTGCAACTACAGAGAATACTGCATCTAAATCATTGCCGTTTAAATTTTCTAACTGCTTCATTATATCTAATGTTGGATACTTTAGAACAACTCCAACATCTCCGAACAGCTCAATCTTGTTTGTGTGTGATGGAACTTTTACTACTTCTAATTTTGTCAGATCAATAGAAATCTTAACACGAGCCTTGTCGTTGTCTTCTCCATGGTCATTATCGCATGGGAATAATAAGTCAATAACTTCACCAACAGATTTTGCTCTAATTTGGGTAAAGATGTATTCTAAATCGAATGTCGCTAGTTTATCGACGTCAACCTTGTCAATCAAACAAGATTTAATTACTGACTTCAAACTATCAACCATGATAGTGACATCTTCTGATTGTTGCGCGATAAGAAGAGCCTTTTCTTCTTTAACGAGAAACGGACGATATTTAACTGAAACTCCAGTTGAAGGTACTACCAAATTGTAGGTTGGTGTACTCATTATAGGTAAAGACATAATTATTCTCCTTTAGTCATATTCTTGATCATTTTGTTCAACTCAGCAGTGCTACCAACAAAGATAGCATTGTTATTAGTCACTTGCTTAGACGCTTCTCCTTTTTCTGGAGTGTCTAACTTTTTCTTCTGTTGATGTATATCCATAAGTTGTTGGTTAACATCAGCCAGTTGTTTCATTAAGTTACCCACAACTTCAAATGCTCTTGGGTGTTCAGATTGTTTAGCTACTTCTAGTGCATGTTGCAGCGCTGCCTTACCAGAAGTTAACAACTCACGTAAATTTCCTCTTGCTGCATCATAATCATCTTCTATTTTAGAATTAGAAGGTACAACAAGTTCACCATCTTTAGTCACTACATCTGTCACGTTTGATGGTGCTACATCAAACACACTAGACAGGTTATCATCAATCTTCATAAATTACCTTTTAAGTTTACCAATCAAACTTGGAAGTTTAGTGACTGCATAAGAACCAGCAGCACCCATTAAGAACTTTCCAACTTTACCATACTTATCAACAAGGCTCTTGTCTGTTGCGCCACCAGCAGCTGATGTGGATACAGTTTTAGATGTCCAGTGTTTATATTGCATTGTCACATTTAATTTTAGAGTGTCCTTAGAAGAATAATCTAGAGCCACTGCTCCGATATTCTTTGGATAACACTCAAACAGTTCTACTTCATAACGAGAATTATCATTTATGTCTTGAACTTGAATCTTCATAGATCCGATATAGTCTTTATAATAACTGAATGTTCTATCGTATGGATTTTGAATCAATCCCATCCAAGCATCAAAGAAGAACTTAACTTCCATGTCTTGATCCATATAGAACGACAAGTTAATATTGTCAAATAACTTCTCGTATGGCACTTCTCTAATCTCGCCAAAAACTCTGTTTGGTGTGGTAGAAAGATTGAGACCTGGAAGTTGTGCTTGATCGCAGAACATCAAAATCTTTTGCATGTTACCGATAGCACTCATACCAATAGGTGGTGTTATTTCAACAGCATAGTGAGACCCTCGAGCCAGCCCACCAGTCTTTACTTGAGCGATGAAATCTTTTAAAGCCATTAGCGTTTTCTCATAATTCGTCTGGATTCTGCCCAGACTGCTTGTTTATCCAACTTGACGAATTTCTCTACAGGTAGAAGCATAGCAGTAGTCCAATCATTGGCATCTACTTTTCTGAACTGGCTTCTAACATGATCACCCAAGTATCTTTTCACGCATGGTTGAGCAGCAGCAAATTTGGAAACTCCATCTATAACTGCCCAAGAATACTTTAATCTTGTCAACTCATCCATTCTATTATTTGTTCTGAACATCATTAAGTTATCCAACAAACCAACTCTTAGTTGATATGGAAGATAATGCATATTCAATCCATAGAAACCGTCTTCTGTTCTTCTGTATGGGAAAACCAACGGGAATCTATCGTAATACGGTAGTTTATCTTTAGTCTTTGGATCATACATGAACATATAAAGATGCCCAGCTTGGATCCTATTTTCTAGCTTGTCTGGGTTTGTAGCCAGTAGCTTTTGTGGCGTGAGGTTTTCCCCAGCCAGCATTCTGACTTGTTGATCGAACCAACTTCTTGATCTCTTGGCAGCTGTAGCCAAGTCATAGCGGTTACGTTCGAATACGTCTTTTACGGGTTGTTTTGCCATTTAATTATTTAGGTTGTTTGAGACCGAGTTCATATTCTGTTATGATCTTAAATTCCCACCCACGATCCTTGGCATACTCAGTTGCAGCTTTCCACTTGGCTTGGTTTTTTAAGAATGTCATTGATTCTGTTAGATAACGCTTGGTTTGTTTCCCTGGATACACAGGTGGAATCGTTTGAGCAGCTGGTTTTATCTCAACCAGATATGTTTTTAGAATACCGTCTGTTGTGCGAACTTGTATTTTAAAGTCAACAAAATAACGGTGGATATAGTTATCGGTTGGGCAACGATATGGGATTATGGTTTCCTCTGAACTCCATTTGACTATGTTCGGGTTTTTATCGCACCAATTTGCAAAACGAGTCTCCCAACTAGACCTCATTATGATATTTGATGGGTCTCCTGTGTATTTCTCTGGAAATACAGGTGTGTACTTTCTTTTATGGAACATAAATAATAGAAGATAATTTCATACCCTTTATTTAGAAGAACACCCGATGGCAACAGTCGCAGAATTAGAGTTACAATACGCTCAAACGCAAACTGCCTTAGACGCAGAGAACGAGAAGAATAAAAAGATTCGAGATGAAGCTGACGCACTTCGCGACAAGGCGAGACAATTACGTCAGGGTGGAGACGTTGCTGGCGCTAATCAACTGCGCGATCAAGCAGAGGCACTTGAAGCAACTACAACTAGCACAGCTGCAGACGCCAATCAAGCTAAGTGGAGAGAATTAGAAGCTGCAAAAAATGCTGAATATGAGGCTTCTCAGAAAGCTAAGTATGAAGCTGAGCGAGCTTCTGAACAAAAAGTTACCGAAGCTGCTCCATCTTCTACATCTGCAGGCGCAGCAGCTGCTTCTACGAGCGAGGGGACATCTTCTAGCACTACTGCTTCAGAACAAGCAGCGCCAGTACAAGAACCCGCTTCAGCAGCAACATCTTCTCCAACAGCAACTCCGACTACAGCTAAGTCTTCTACTAATGCAAACAAGTATGAAGTCAAGAATCATATGTATCCAGATGACTTAATGTCAGACGAATCAAAGTATGGTAAGCATTATGTTATTTTCTATATTAACGTAGCAAGTGATTCTAAGTTAGTTAATGGAAAGAATGCTGCAGCAACGGTCAATGATATGACGCCAAGAGATGCTGGAGATATGGTTGGAAGTAAAATGACCAAAACTGGCTTGATTGCTTCTAATGCCACTGTTAATACAATCGGAGGCGTAGCAGCTGGTTCTATTGCATTGGGCGGTGGTATAAAAGGTGCGGCAAAGGGTGCAGCAATAGCAAACATTGGAACAGTTGGTGTTGGCGTTGCATCAACACTAGCTCCAGAAGTTCTTCGTGGTAAGAAACGACTAAAGACTGCGATTGCCTTACACGTACCTAACCAGCTACAAATTAGATACGGTGTTCAGTGGTCAGATGAAGATACTGCTATATTGGCTATGGCATCAGAAGGTGGAGAAGAAATCGTTAAGGCTTTGAGTGGAGACAAGAACAGTGATGTTACTGGTGTTGGTGCCGCAATTATAGCAAACTTAGCGCTATCTAAAGGACCAAACGCTGGAGCAAATTCTGCAGCACTTGGTTTGGCGGCAAACCCAAAGAAAGAACAAGTATTTAAAGGTGTTGATTATAGATCATTCCAGTTTGAATATCAGTTTTTCCCAAGAAGCATCAACGAAGCTAGAAATGTTCTACGAATAATCGAAGAATTTAAATATCATATGCATCCTGAATTCAAGGATGACAACAATTTTGTTTATGTGTATCCATCTGAGTTTGACATTTTTTACTACCAGAACGGTAAAGAAAACCCAAACCTACACAGACATACCTCTTGTGTTTTAACAGAAATGAGTATTAACTATACACCTAACGGTTCGTTCAATACTTTCGCTAATGGTATGCCAACACAGATTAACGTACAATTATCATTCAGAGAACTGGCTCTATTGACAAAAGATAAAATCAAGGCTGGACTATAATGTATTTTAAAGAATTTCCTGAAACTCTTTATGATTTCAATATCGCTGGAAAAGACAAAGTTATGTTGGTTAAAGACATAACTAGAAATATCAGATTCCGTCGCGATGTATTGGCTAACATAACTCTCTACGATTTATACGATATCGTTGATGGAGAGACACCAGAGATTATTGCTGAGAAGTTTTATGGTGATGCTCAGTATCATTGGATTGTTATGCTTGCCAATGATCGTTATGACTATGTCGCAGATTTTCCTATGACATATAATGTTCTATGGGAATACATAAAAGCAAAATATGGAGATCAAAAATACTACCCACACCATTGGGTTTCTCCTTCTGGTTATATTGTTGATTCTGATTTTCCAGGTGCATTGCCGATATCAAACATCAAATACGAAGAAGACCTTAACGAGAGCAAAAGAAGAATAAAGATAATTTCACCATCTCTTATTAGTTCTATATTAAAGAATTTCGCTGAAGAACTATAATGACAACAAACACTAATTCTATTAGGTTTGCTGGTGATGTCAGTGTCACTAAAGCAAGAATAACATCGAGTACTGGATTTTTCCAAGATATAACTGCACAGGTTATAACTATCCAAGTATACGAGGATTTGTTTTCCCCATTTATTTCTGGAAGTTTGATTTTAAAAGAATCTATAGATTTTGTTAACTTATTTCCATTTATAGGCGAAGAAACCTTAGAATTAGAGATAACAACACCTGCTATCAAGACTGGTAGCATCAAAGGCACTTTTTATATCTACAAATTAACTGATAGAGAACTTGTTGGCGATCGTTCTGTTGTGTATCA